ATATGGCAGTGATGTCAATTTACCACCCGGACATTTTAGAATTTATTGAGTGTAAATCAAAAGAAGGTGATATACATAACTTTAATATTTCAGTCGGAGTTGATTCTAATTTCATGAGAGCTGTAGAAGGCAATATGGATTACAATTTAATTAACCCTAAAAGCAATGAAGTTGTGGGAACTCTTAGTGCACGTGAAGTATTTAACAAGATTGTGCATGGGGCGTGGAAAAATGGTGAACCCGGAATGATTTTCTTAGACCAAGTAAATAAAGATAACCACGTAAAAGACACTTATGGTGAGATGATTGCTACTAATCCTTGTGGAGAGCAACCACTACTAGGGAACGAGTCATGTAATCTTGGTTCTATAAACCTAGCTAAGTTTTATCAAAAATCTAGTGGGCCTACACATGGGTGGCAAGAGAAAATAGACTGGTCTAGATTAGAGCATGTAATACAAACCTCTGTTCATTTCTTAGACAATGTTATAGATGCTAATAAGTATGCTACTCCTGAAATAGAGCAAATGACTAAATCAACTAGAAAGATTGGTTTAGGTGTGATGGGCTTTGCAGATTTGTTGATTCAAATGCAAGTTCCTTATAAGTCTAAACTAGCAAGAGAAATTGGTAGCAAATTGATGCAGAAAATTCGAGAGATAGCTGACCAAGAATCCTTAGACTTAGCAACCAAGAGGGGTGTTTTTCCAGCATGGGAAAAAAGTACATACAATGTTCCTTTCAATGATGAAGCAACTCAAAAATTTAGAAATCACTGTAGACTTACTGTAGCTCCTACAGGAACAATATCAATGATAGCTGACACATCTAGTGGTATTGAACCTACATTTGCATTGGCTTGGAAGAAACAAAACATTCTTGAAGGCAAGACACTAAACTACGTAAACAAATATTTTGAAGCAGATGCTAAAAAGCATGGGTTTTATTCTGAAGACTTGATGGATTACTTAGCAGAGGGTGGTTCTTTAGCCACTGCTCCACAGGTACCGGATTGGGCTAAGGCAGTTTATGCTACGGCTCCTGAGATATCTCCGGAAGACCATGTACTAATGCAAGCTGCTTTTCAAGAACACTGTGATTCAGGTATTTCTAAAACAATTAATTTTGCTAATTCTGCTACTGTAGAGGATGTAGAAAATGCTTATATGCTTGCTTGGAGAGAAGGTTGTAAAGGAATTACAGTCTATAGAGCGGGTAGTAGAGAAAAAGAAGTGCTTGTAAAAGGTAACAAAAAACAGGCAGAACAACCAACTTTAGATGGATTTGACTTAGAAGAACAGGTTCTAAATGAAGCTGAGGAGTACGATTGTTGCGATATTCCTAACATAGTTTTTGAGTCAGGTTGTGAGACATGTAAGTCTTGTGGGTGGAGTGCTTGTAAGATTTCGTAGGTAAATACGAAAAAGATAGTATAATATAAAGATAGAAAAGTTTTAGGAGAGACCTATGGTATTAGGAAACATGATGAATGAGAGTGGTCAACAGTATGTAGCTGTCAAAGATGATAAGAATACATGGAGAATATTAGATACTTGGCACGCAGACTTAAAGATGTTAAGTGCTGATGATGATATTCCGGATGACAGTGCCGCAGTCATTGCATTATCTGAAGGACAATTTATCGCTTTAGTAAAGGAAGCTGCTAGCCTAGGCGTTTTGGAAAACGCAAATTTTGGTTCTGACATAGACACAAGTGAGTTAGAATACGAAATAGAAACAAAAGATATAAAAATTCAACAGTTAGAGGAAAAATTAAGTAACCTAACGAAAGAAAAAAATGTTGTTGAAAAAGCTGCTTCCCGTTCAGAAGAGTTTGAACTAAAAGAAAAAGCTATGGATAACATACTAAAGTTAGTATCAATGCAAGATATGACTAAATTAAGCAGGGATTAATAATGAAATTATCTGAATATCTACCTCAAGTTCCACAAATGCAACAGCAGATGGCGGACTTAAATAAACAAATAAGTTTATTAGATGTAATGAAGTCTACTGGGGATACAGGGAATGCCCCAACTATAGGTCTAGACCAAATTGTAAATACTTGGGTTAGACACCAAATGGCTTATCGCCAGCAGTTAATACAAGACTTACAAACAGTGGCGTATTCTGTAGAAGAAATTAGAGGACCGGTATCACATATTACAGGAGAGGTTTTCAGACGAGGTATACAAATAAAACCTAGTGTTGATAAACCTGATACAGAACAAAGAGCACGATTAACTAAGTGGCTAAAAGACTGTAATGTGTTTGACCAAAGCATGGAAGAAGTATTACGTCAGTTTCATTTTGATGTTAATACTTTAGATGATGGGTTTTTATACTTAGCTAAAGAATATAAAGACAATGGCGATGGAACTATTTCTTCTAGACTCCAAGAAATTCGAAGGTTGAATCCTGCGTTAGTTGAATTTGATTTAGATTCAGCTGGGTTACCTAAAAATTCACATTTTGTTTGTCCTATACACAGAGAGAACATACAAGAGTCCGGTGAAGTATGTGCCCAAGAAGATTGTAATGTAAAACCAAAACCAGCAATGTATAAGTATTATCATAGAAGTGCTCACTTGTATTTCTTTGATGAGGAAATTATACATCTATCTAAATTTTCACCATCTGAAACATATGGATGGTCACCAATACTTACCATTTTTGAAAAAGCTTTGACGCTAGTGGGTATGGATAAAAACCTTTACAGGTATTTCTTCGAGAGAAAGATGCCGGCAAGTATGTTGATGGTAACCACAGATGACCCAGAGTCCTTACGTAGAGAGCGAGAACACATTGCGGCTCAAACAAGAATGGACCCTAACTACATACCTATGGTTGCAGTATCTGCTAGAAACCAAAGAGGTAGAGTAGACATGGTTAGACTGTTTCACAGTTTACAGGAGATGGAATATTTACCAGTCAAGGATGAAATTAGAGAGCGGGTATCAGCTATGTGGGGTGTTACTCCGGCATGGCAGGGTGCTCCCGACGCTTTTGGCGGACTATCTCAACAAACTCAACAACTAGTAGTTATGAGTCGTGTAGTTGAAAGTGACCAGAGACTATTTCATGAAAAAGTATTCCCACAATTATTAGATGCTTTTGGTGTAACTGATTATCATATTGAGTTGCCTCAGCCAGAAGAAAAAGCAGAAAATACTAGAATTGCACACGCTCAACAAAAAATACAAATAGTAAATCAATTTGCTCAATTAGGTTTTGATATAAAACTAAAAGAACAAGATGTTGATGTATTTGATGCAGACTTTATAGTTAGTGGAGACCCAGTTCCTACAGCTAAAATGCAAGCTGAACAAGCCGCAATGCAGTTAGAACAGCAACAACAACAAATGCAGATGCAAGAAGAGCAGATGCGTCAACAACAAGAAATGGAAGCTCAACAGCAAGAAGTAGAAGCTCAAGAACAAGAAGTATTAGGAGATGGTGGTGAGGCTCCAGAAGGTGGAGAAGAAGGCGGGGAAGCTATTCAAGCTATGCTAAAAGCTTATAAACCTCCCTCACAACGTAAATTTAAAGGTAGAACTGGTGGAGTAACTCCTGATTGGAGTGACAAATCTCCAGATGAAGAAAGAGATATTGATGAGTATGCTGAAGCTAGGGCTAAGAAAAACGAATTGACTCTTTCTAAATCGTGGGTAGAGTCTTTGTCTGAAAAAGGATTTACTAGTCCAATAATAAAGGAAGTTAATCCAGCTTTGACAAAGATGTGGTTTTCTGAAAACAATATAGATTACGTGGCAAACTTAGGTTCTAATGGTATAACCACCGTTGAGAAAGCTATTTTTCCAGACCCAACAAAGATTCCCCCTAGAGGCACTAAGGGTAAAACTAAAAACTCAACAGAACCAACTGATATAGATATTGAAAATGAGTAATATTCAAAAGGAAGAACACAATCATTCAGAAGCTCAAGATGTATATAGAGTTGATTTAAATTTACCAGTAGGTAAACAAAAAATTCTGAAGGCAGATGGGGATTACGACAGAGGCTTACTAGTAAAACTACTAAAAGATGGTGGTTACGAAGTGGCTTACTGGTTAGAAAAACCTGAAGTATATCCAATAGAAATACTAATTGATGGCAAATCTGTGTCTAAAGATGCTAAAGTAGTTTCTTTTAGATTCCACCCAGAGCTCAAAAAAGCCCGGCCTATTGTTAAAGAAAACGGTGGTGGCGGAAACGGTGGCGGTGGCAATGGTGGAGGTAATGGCGGTGGGACCAGTAGTGGTTTTGGTGGGACTGTATTTACTTCGACAGGTTCTGGTATTTTCAATCCAACATATGGAGGCGGGGGTGGTCGCAGGAAAAAGCGAAAAAGAAAGAAACGAACTGGTATCAATAGGTTAGCTGACTTTATAAATGAATTTTCTCCCGAAAGAAAAATGGTAAAGAAAAGTACTGATTTCACTTTAGACTTAGTAAACTGGGTTACCGTAGAATTACAAAAGGATGATATAAAGTTTAGACAACAAACAAGTTCAGAAGACATCAACCCTCAAACTAAAATAGTACAAGAAAGTAAAAACCCTGTAGAGTTTGATGGTGAACCAGATAAAAATGCTGCCATAGAACAAAAAGATATGGAGCAAAAGATTCGTAACTTAGATGACAAAGAAGATATAAAAGACAACAAGCCTGATGAAAAGGGTGATGCAGGTCAAACTGCTCCTGCTGGACTGAATGTACAACTACAATATGGTTCAGGTTCTGAAAGAGGTCCGTTAGTTGGCGGGGGCTCTAGGGACAAAGATGGTGGGGTTGTTGAACAACTTGACGAAGAGACAGAAGAAATACCTTTTGAGAAAGTAATTGGGAAGGACCTATACAAGAGACTATTAGGTGACTAGGTTGCACAATATATCAAAATATGATAGTGTAGTATTATGCCCTAAATGTAAGGGCACAATGTATGTTAATCAAGATAAGGATTTACAATGCATAATTTGTGCAAAGATATTAGTTACGGAGATACAGTTTGAGTACGATTCCAGAGCAGGCAAAATCAGAGATAATAAAAAGAAGAAATTTGGGGGCTACTTGGACGAAGATAGTAGAGTGGCTGGAAGCAGAGTACGGGGTTCAAATACACAGGACAACCATACAAAAATGGTTCGACAAAAATCATTGGGAACCGGAAGAAGAACTCTTAGTAAACGATGAAGGAACTGAGAATAGAATAAAGCTAGATAAGAAGCTTGCTGCTTATAAAGGTGAAGCTAAGTATTATAAGAAACTGTATGACGGACTTCTAAAAGATACTATAAAGCAAGAAGTCATTATAGAAACCATTCAAGATTACACCAAAGGATTCCCTTCGGTACCTCTAAAATATTTAAACAACTCTGATAAAACTCCATTTGGTCACGAAAAACAAATTATGGTTGCTCCTTTATCTGATACCCACATCGGAGAACATGTATTCAAAGAGCAAATGCGGGGCTTGAATGAGTATAACTTTGAGATATTCAATAAACGTATGTATGGTTGGGCTAATCAAATACTAAAGCATACATCTTATAGAAGACAAATAGCTCCGGTTGAAGAACTAGTTATTCCAATGTTGGGTGACATGATTAGTGGAGACATACATGAAGAGTTAGCGAGGTCTAATATGGCTAACTGTATGGAGCAGATGATTAGAGGAGCCAGCATTATAGCTCAAGCTTTGATGTATTTAGCTCCACATTATACTAAAATTAGAGTTCCATGTGTGGTGGGTAACCATGGGCGAATGACAAGAAAACCTCCTATGAAAGATAAGTATATGGATTGGGATTATATGTTGTATCAATGGATGGCTTCATTTTGTAGGAACCAAGAAAACATAGAGTTTCATATCCCAAGAAGTTTTATAACAACCTTTAAAATACACGATAAAGTAGTTCTTATAACTCATGGCGACTGTATATCGGGGGCTGGAAGTAGTGGAGCTATTCTAAACTCTATTACTAAATTACGAAGTGTATTTCAGTTTAGAAAGACATTACAGCGTGAAATAGAGGGTGCTATGGATGAAGACTTAGAGCAAGAGTTTGATAGTGTAATGATTGGGCACTTCCATAGGATTGATGAGCTAGACATAGGTACTGGTGAGTTACACATATGTGGAACCATGAAAGGTCCAGATGAGTTTGCTCTTCAACGCTTACAAGCAGCT